GCAAGGGTCGGCGTGGTGCCATCAGCAAAGTTGCTCACATACAACAACTTGCCGGTGTTGTCTGACGAAGTAGCAATGAAGTATCCCGTAGAAGCAGTCCACGCTGAAAGGGCGGGGCCGAAGGTAATGGCAGAGGCAGGGTAAACTTTACGACCTGCGTAGAGGTCACCTACTGTAATCGTGGTCTGTGTTCCCGAACCGATAGCCGAGGACAGAACGATTTGGGTCGAGCCAACGACATTGGTGACGATTTTGGTTTCCGAGCCAGAGCCACCCGAAAGGGTTGCTGTCATACCGGCACGAACACCAGAGTTTGAGGCAACGGTGACAACCCACGAGGCGTTTGCACCACCAGCCGTGATGGCTGCACCCGACAAAACTGCGGTGTTTGAGGTTGCCCCGGTGCTAAAAGCGACAGTCTGGCGAACGTATCCCGTTCCCGAAACTTCCGTGAAGGTTCCACCAAGGGTTCCCAAAACGGCGGTGGCGGCAGGAACGGAGGTTGCCGTTCCACCAGCGAGCAGACCTGCGTAGTAAGTGCTGCTGACAGCAGATGCGTTCGTGCCACCCATACTCAACTGCGTAAAGATGTAGTTCAGGCCATCGTTAGGAAAAATCTGCGCCACGTTGTACTCCTATGGGTTCTTTAGGACACACCTAGTCTGCCACAAGTTTTGGAAAATCCTAACTTTCAGCAGCCGCAGTCGGGGTTTCCGCAGGATTTGGCTTGGCTTTCGTCATACAAAACCTTGCTGATAACGATGTGGTTAGCGAGGTCAAGGAAACTGTCCGTCACGCTTTCGTGGTTTAGTCGCTTTCCACTAGCCGCATTGGTCAAACGCTGCACTTTTTCCAAAGCACGTATGAAGCACGACTTCCACGCAGGAACACCAATGGCTTCCGAGGCTCGGTAGTTGGCGTAGATGTCCTTGCCCGTGCCGTAGTCGCTGGACTTGGAGATGTGGACACGCAGCATTTCAGCAAGGATGGCACGAAAACGGGGGTCACCGCCTTCAGGAAACTCTGGCTGGACATACGGCGTTCCGTCTGGGTTGACACGGGTGCGACCCGACCCCGCACGAACAACCTTTGGGGAAAGGGTAGTGACTTCGGGGCCTGCTGAAATCCAAATCGGGTTTGAGGGGTGGGTCGCCATACTGCGGATGCGGTTTTCATCGGACTTCAGCAACTCGTTAATGTTTTGCCCAAACTTGTTTTTGGATGATGAAGTCACTTTCCCTCTTTCGTGTGCTGATAGATTTCGTGTGCCAGCCGCTTGATGGTACCCATCTCGGCTTTGATTTCTCGCAACATTTCACCACTTGTCTTGGAAATAGTCAAGTGTGACAAGGCCTGTTCGGCGGCAACGGCATCAGCACGCTTGGCGGCGATGAGCAAAATAGCCCCCTGCAAGCCAGCCAACGCCGAGAGCATCAAGTTCAGCAGAATAAACGGATATGGGTCCCAACCCTTGTTGGCGAGTAGGAACATATTAACAACCGCCCAGATGAGCATAAAGCCAGTGAAAAAGGCTACAAAACCCCACGACCCCATCTTGTTGCGAACAATGTCGGCGGCTTTTTCACCACGAGACAGTTCATCGCCCGAACGAACGCCGGGTAGAAGTTCCCACGGACTGTTTTCCCACAGTATTTCTGTACCGTCAGTCCAGTCGTTGTTAGCCATTGGGAAGTGCCTCGGCTCTGGTGATGATTTTGAGGGTCGGCATCGGTTCAAGGTATTGGGGGCGGTGCTGGTAGTAGCCATACACAGGCTTGCCGGTGCTGATAGCCACAAGGACTTCCAACTTTGCACCCTCGCTCTTTGCCCAACCCGGCAGAATGGCAACTGCATCACATTTCAGCAGTTCGGGCAGGAGTGCCTTCATTGCCCCTGTAAAGGTTTCATTGTTGGCTTCCCCATCTTGCCCCTCGGCTGGTGAAAAAACCTCGTAGCCAGCCCTACGAAGCCTCTGTGCTGCTTCAATGAACGAGGGGTGGTTGCTCTGCGGAATACCCCTCATAGGGCCTGCGATGTAGAACTTGTTGCTCATAGGATTTCGTAATCACCCCAACCGTTGCGGTCATAGCCCGTTCCAATACCGACAGTCAACATACCTGCGGGTGAGGAAGCACCGGAAGTGCTGGTGAACCACGCCGAGCCACCATCCATTGCTGGACATTGGAAAAAAGTTCTACCCGTGGCTTCGGATACGACTGCGTGGTGTAAATGCCCAGCGAAAAGAAGTTTGGCGGCAGCAATGGGTTGCTCGCCCATAACTTGACCTTTCCACCACCCTTCGGCTTTGGCGGCAGCGTTAACCCCGTTGCGGAACTGATGCCCGTGTGCGAAACCGACATTTACACCACACACATTGAGGGTAATGGTCATATCCTCTTGGATTAACCCATCAAACTGTGGCATTGAAACCCTGCCGTAGCGTTCGGGGTTTTTAGTGAAAGCACGGTAAGTCATCGCCACCGCATCCAAGTCATCGTTATCTGTCCATTGGGTAAATGCTTTCCCGTTAGACCTATTTTCACCGTGGTTTCCGGGAACTGCTGCCATCACAATGTCCAAATCAGGGAAGTTTTTCACCAGCAACTCAATAAGGCGGTCAAGGAGAAAAATGACTGCATCCTTCTGCTCTCGGCGGTCTAGCCGAACGGTAAAGCGTTGCATTGCGTAGTGGTTGTCGCAGTTTTCCACCAAGTCGCCCATACCCACCACATACACAACGGATGGGCCACGACCTACCTTGCGAAGGTATCGCACCTTCTCGATGAACTTGTCTTGGGCGGCACAGATGCGTTCGATGGCGGCTTCTGGGCCACCGCCTTCACCTTTGCCCAACTGCCAGTCACTTGCGAGACAAAGCAACGCTCGGTTGCCATAGTCAATATCTTTTTCACTAACCTTGATGGGCTTGCGGTTTTGGATTTGACGGAACAAGTTCTGAACCTGTTCGGAAGTGAAGCCACCATCCTGCTTCTTGCGGATAGAGGCTCGGTAGTAGCGCATCCGCTGCGTTTCACCACCGCCAATGGCACTATCCCACGCTCGGATGTGGACAGAGCCATCTACGATTTCGGTCTTGTCTGGTGATAATCCCCAGTCGGCAATGATGGTTTCCCAAATGGCTTGGTCAGGCTCATCGGCTAAGGCTGGTGTGTCAATAAAGCCTTTTTCACCATCCCACTTAATGTTCGGCTCGTTGCCTTTTGGAACATTGTGCTTGGTGAACGACTTGGCTGCATCGTCAAGCGCCACGGTAAGCCCCCTTGTGCGGTGCTGTTTCGGGGCATTTGCAATGCCCATCGAGGTGGCGCTTTAGGGTCTTTTCGTTGAGGTGTTTGCCATCGGCAGTCACGACACGGGAAATCCACCCTGCTGGCTTAGTGTCGGCAAGCCACTTGCTAAAAGTGGACTTGTCATCCTTATCAAGTGCATCGTAGAAGTCAACAAACTTGCAAGTGAATACCTGCTCTAGTCGTTGCTCGGCATCCTTTAGCGACATAGTGAAATCGTATCACGCATTACGCGCAATACGACTTACTTTGTGTTTGCCTTTTTGACCGTCTTGGTTGCAGGCTTTTTGGCTGGTGATTTGGCGGCGGTTGGCTTAGTAGCCACCGACTTTACAACTTCATCTGCCTTGACAGTTTCCACCTCGGCAGGGGCATCGTGCTTGGCGTATTCCTCATCGGTCAGAGGAACAACATAATCAGCACCAACAAGTGCTACAAGGTTGGCGTGAGGGATTTCGCTTTCTTTCAGCAGAGTTCCCACGCTAACAAAACTCTCTGTTCCCGATGAAATACGGCGAACAACAATGTGGGTAAAAGGGGCTTCAGTCATACAGGTAGCGTATCACCACTCATTTGCCCTGACATAGCAAAATCCCCCCCGACCCTAAAGCCGAGGGGGATTTCACTAGCGGAACGCTAGGCGTTTCTGGCTTAGATGATGCTTGACCAGAAGTAGCCGAGGTCTGCAGCAACAACCTTGTTGTCGAAGGCGATTTCACCCTCAACTCGGTCAGCCTTCAGTTCCTCCATACGGAAGCGCGAAACGCCGACAGTCGTGCCGAGACCACCCGAAACGCCAGTCCACATAAAGGTGTAGCCAGCCGAGGGGGTCATCAGACCGGGGTTGGGTGCAACGTAGCACAGAAGCGCCGAGTTGCCTGCGGTGAAAGCGTAAGTGCCGGAAGCACCTTCGTTAGCACCGTTGACAACAGCCTTCGCAACGAGAACACGGTCAACGCCAAACAGGGCGGCGAGCAAGTCCTCGGTCACGATGGCACCAGCCTGCGTGTACTTGTAGCGGTCAACCAGCGTGGGGTGAGCCTTCAGTTTCTGGAACACGGCGTAAGACAGCACGAGCGTGTTCGGCTCAAAGCCGGTGTTCTGCAACACAGTGGTCTTGGCGTACTCGATGTCCGGGATGGGGGTCGAGTTCGTGTAGTCAGACCACACCGTGACCTGCGTAGAGCCGTTGGTCTGACCCGTTGCCGAGGTACCCGACTTCGTGGTTCCCCACACGCCAGAGGTGAAGTAGTCCGAAGCCCACTGCACTTCACGGCGAAGCAACAGACGCTGCGTGACGAACTGCGTAGCCTCCATATCGGGGTTGAGCGGGTTGTCAGCGTTCGCACGGGTCTGGTCACCGATGTCCTTGTGAAATGCGTAAACATCCGCAAGGTAGTTGTCGGTGGTCAAGCCGTAGCCCGAACCAGCCGAAGCGGTGCCGTCAGCACGGCGCTGGGCCTCGTCACGGAACCAGTCATCCTTCGTGTACTTGAAGTAGATGTTTGACTTCTTATCTACCGGCACAACAGGGAAAACCTTGTCAGCGATGAAGTTGTTGGTGTTCTGCAAGTACGCAACCGAGATGTTGGTCAAGATAGCGTCAATGTGAACGTTGTTTACGTTGGGTTGTGGCATTTTTCAGTCCTTTCTTGACTAAGCGCCGAGAACGGAAGCGGCGGTGTTCACGACCATAGTGATGATGTCACCAGTCGCAGACGAAGCCGCAAGGGCCGTTCCAAAGATGTACTTGGTTGCACTTGCGTTGATAGCGGTGACCGGCACGGCACGACCACTACTGTCAACCGACAAGCGGTTTCCAATACCGATGTTGTTTGCGCCAGCAACAACCTTGGTGATGCCCGACAGCGTGACTTCAGCCTCACCGTAGTTGTAAGAGGTGGCACCGGAAACGATACCAGTAGCCACAACCTTCGGCTGGTTCTGAAGGACACCGATAACGTAGTCGGTGGCGGCGGCAGCACTAATAGCCGAGGGCGTACCAGTGATGGCGTTGCCATCCAACTTGACGAAGGTGAACTGCTTGGTCGACAGGTCTGCACCTGCGACAAGAGTGACCTTTACTGCGTAGGGGTTCTGTTCCCAAGCCATTAGCGACCTGCCTTCTCGTTGAGGTACTGGGTGTAGAGGTCAGCGTTGGTCTGGGCAACCGACAACAGAGCAGCCTCAAAAGAGGGGGCAACGCCATCAGCCACGAGTGACTTGGCAAGGCTCTCCATCTTTGAGAAAGCATCGTCAGCGACCACAGGCGCATCCGTGCCGACTTCAGTGAAAACCGCGTTGGTAGCGGAGATTTCGTTCGCGCTGTCAAGGGCCTTTACGACCTCGTTAGCAAGAACGCCATCAGTCTCGGCAAGGCGGCGAAGCGCCGGGCCGACAATGGTGGGGTCAATGTTTAAGAATGACCACTGCGAAGCCTTAATAACTGCAGCCTCATCGGCACGAGCCTCACGCTCGGCAATAAGGGCAGCCTCACTCGCGGCAGCCTTGCGGAGTGCGGCATCGGCGTTTGCCGAAGCCTCGTCCAGCATCTTGCGGATAGCCGCAGGCATTGCCTTGATGATTTCAGCCTCGCTCGCGGCCTCCGGAATGATGACAACTTCTGTCATCTCGGAAGTGTTGGGCATAGTTTCCTCCTTGGAAACAGGGTGTGTGAATACCTCATCGGCGGTTGCCGACTTGGTTGCCTCGATGATTTCAGTAGCCTCATCAGCCCCACCCATTTCATCAACGGTTGGTGCTGCCTCGATTACTTCGTCAACGGGGCGCAGTTCGTCAAGAACCGCAGTCACATCGGATGCGTTGGCAGACTTCATTACTACCCAACCTTCAGTGAGGTGCGCCGGGTGGTCAACACCCGATGTCTCCTTAATGTTGAGTTTCACTAACTTGCGTGCCACTCGTTCTCCTTACGACTTCACCAACGAGTTTGACTTCGTTGGTCTTGACAAGACAAAGCGTAGAGGCACTTTTCTGTATGTCAAGTGTCTAGTGCTTTTCAGCACTAAACCGCCGTAGAGATGAAGGCGTTTATTGTTCCAGTTTTGGAACGATTAGAACGGGTAGTCGTTCGTGTAGTTAAAGAGGGGGCAGATGTTCTTAAACGAACACCACTTGTCGCAGAGGTTGTTTCGCACGGGTGGGAAGTAGCCATCCTCATACCAACCGTTGATTTTTTCCCACGCCGCCCGAACTCGCTTTTCAGCGTAGGCAACATCGGCATCGGTGACATCTACGGTCAGGGTCTTGCCGAACTGCACATAAAGCAAGCGGATTTGCTTGGGGCGTTCACCTAAGACTTGCTCGGACAGGTAGGCGTAGATTTTGGAAGGCAGAAGTGCTGAAGCCTTGTATTGGTCACCCGGCACTTTGCCGGTCTTGTAGTCCACGATGGCGAGTGAGCCATCAGGGTCACGGTCAAGGCGGTCAAGGATGCCCCGAAGCCCAAAGCCACCCATATCAAGGTCAAGCCGTATCTCAATGCCTTCGCTGGTGATTTCGGTGGGGTTTTCCATCGTAAAGTAGGTGCGGATGTATTTGGCGAGGTCACGGACAAAGACCTGCTTGCCCACTTCGTCAAGTTCCATTTCAGCAGCGATTTCGTCACTTACGAGTTCAGGAAGCAACTCACGCATTACTTCAAGGGTGTAGTCAATGGTGCGAAGTTCAGGGTTTTCAGCAGTTCGCAGGAACATCGTTTCCAAGACAGCGTGGAACACCGTTCCCCGATAGGTAGCCATCTTTTTGGCTTCGGGCAGTTTTTCTACGGAACTGTATTGGTATTGCCGAGGACAAGTCTCTATTTGGTTCACTCGGCTTGGTGATACACCGTCAGGCTTAGGGCCGAGATAAACGGGGGTAGATGACATCGGCACATCCTAGCAAAGGTGTGTGACACAAACAAGGATTAGAGCAAGGGCTGAAACTTGTTATAGCGGCGAGCCTTGCGTAGGGCCTTGTTGATTTCCTCGGCCATACGCTTGGCTGCTTCACGGTCACGGCAGTAAATACTGAAATCCTGCAACGGAACGATGATGCCGCCTTCATTGGCACGGCGCACGATACGCAGTTCGCCGTATTCCTTGTTATTCCACGCAATGTAGCGATACGGGTGGTCGTTGGCTTCGACTTGTCCGAAGTCATCGGCTTCAGACCACTTCAGGCGCTTGCTGAAAATCACTTGCTTCCCTCGGCATACTGCAACAGGTTGGTCATTGGCTCAACCGCTTCCAGCCTCTCGATGTGCTTGCCTGCGATTTCCAAAGCCTCGATGAGGCGCCGGTTATCAGCAGCCAACTCATCAAGGGTTGCCTTCTGGTTTAGGACGATGTTGAGGAGGTTGGTGATGTCGTTCGTGTCGTAGGCATCGTGAACGACAGCCTTGTGAACTCGCTCAACCAAATCGGCTAGGGCTTCAGTTTTCATTGCTACTCCTTGTAGGGGGGTTGCTGAAATGATGTTATCACACCCTAGTTGCTTTACTGCGCTTCACCCATAAAGCGTAGCCAAGTGGATGGCTGCTCTGGGTCGGGGTGAAACTCAAACTCGGTTTCACGGAAGCAGGCAACGCAGATGACCTTGATTATTTCACCATTTGGTTCTTTCGTGCGCCAGTCGTGTTCGCAGACTTCGGGGGTCTTGCCGTTCACCACTTTGACGGAACGATGGTAGGGGTCACGCATAATCTTGCCCTGCCGTTCCAAATCTTTCAGCACTTGCTGCATAGTCGAAGTGCTGGTGATGCCTACCGCCTTAGCGATGGTGCGAATAGAAGGCGGGTAGCCCAACTGCCTCCAATGCCACGAAATGTAGCGAACAACATCATTACCCGTTCGGGTGGTGTAGTTGTTTCCGTTGAGCAGCACGGCCATCCTTTTCACTAGATGAGCCTTATGCTACTTCAAGACAAAGCGTTATGCAACTATTTTCTCTGTGCCATCAGGCTAGATGGGTCGTCAAGGTCACACGCCCTAGCGCGTGTTCTGATGTGGCGAAGTTCACCATCAACTTCCTCGATGGCAGCCCCACACGCACCGCACAAAATGTCGTGGTCAGTCACGGCAAAAATACTATCTTGCCATTTGCCAAACATCAAGGTTTCCTTTTGGTGAAGTTTCTACACTTTTGTGAAGTTTGTGCTACTCGCCCGACACGGCGGCTTCACGCAAGAGGTTTGATGCATACTCGGCCACCTCGTCTAGTGAAATACCGTTGTGGGCTGCCAAACGACCCGCCGCCATTTGGAACGCCTTCTCATACACGCCCATCTGTTGCTTCAGTTCGGCAATGATTTCTCGTTGCTCATTTCCAGCAACCGTCAGAAGGTCGGTTTGACGGACAAGAGCGTTAATAGCCTGCTGATTTGTCTTGATTTGGGCGAGTAAATCCTGTTTACGCATTGTCAACCAGATACCTGTCGGGGAGTTTGCCGCTGAACCTTGCACCGTTCTGCTCGCCTGTAAAGGGAAACTTTTCACCACAAGTGTGGCAGTAAACCCACACACTTTTGCCGTTGATGGTCATCAGCATCCACTTGTGTTGCGTATTGGCGCACTTAGCCATTTCGTAATCCTTCCGTCACACGAGCGATTATCGCTTGGACTTCGGCAAGGCTACCAAAATCTTGGGTGGTGAAAACGGCGTGGAAGGAGTAATCCGCTTCCTCGTAAACCTTGACCGTGAAGTATGGGCCGGTGTCAAGGTGAACTAATCGCTTCTCACCTTCGCCAAGTTCACGCACGCTTAAAAAACTTTCCAAAACGACTTGACTTCTGGGCTTGGGCTGCTACGGTAGTTGGCTCGTGCGCCTTGACACGGTGGACATCACCACTCGCATAGATGCTCACGATGGGCTTGATGCCGTAGTAATCGGCTCGCCATTGCCGCCACTTGGCGTTTGCGGTTGCTTTGCTCATAGTTATTCCTTTGTTTTGGTGCTGAAATCCAGCACAACTTGGTTCATTAGCGGTTGGTCGTTGGTGATGCGCTCGTAGGCAATGTCGGCGTATTCGGGGTTAAGTTCCGTTCCTACGAAGTTGCGCCCGTTGCGTAGTGAAACTACCGCCACCGTGCCACTTCCTGTGAAGGGGTCAAGAACGGTATCGCCGGGTGCTGAACCAGCCAAGACACACGGCTCGACAAGTGCCTCTGGCATTACGGCGAAGTGAGCGCCCTTAAACGGTTTGGTGTTCACAGTCCAAACTGACCGCTTGTTCCGCTTACCGTCATAAATCTTGTATTCGGGGGGTCGAGCGTTCACGCCCTTGATGGCTTGCCTTTCAGCACTTCCCTTTGCCGCCTTCGTTCCTGCGGGGAGAACGGCATCCTCTTTCACGGCTTCGTGGTCGTAAAAATACTTTGGTGATTTGGAAAGCAGAAAGACATATTCGTGAGACTTCGTGGGTCGGTCTGTCACGCTCTCTGGCATCGGGTTTGGCTTGGCCCAGATGATGTCCGAGCGAAGGTACCAGCCATCCTGCTGTAATGCAAGGGCAACTCGCCACGGAATACCGATTAAGTCCTTCGGCTTCACCCCTGCGTTGTCCAGCCACTCTGGGCGGTTTCGGACATTGGCGATGTGCTGACCGCCAGCCTGCGAGATGCCGGTCTTGTTGTAGTTTCCACCACCGCCACCGGCATAACTGTCTCCGATGTTGAGCCAGACAGTTCCATCGTCAGACAACACTCGCCAGACTTCACGGAACAGAGCGACCATTTCAGCAACATACTCCGCAGGGGTCGGCTCTAGACCGATTTGGCTGTCCACACGGTTAGCCCCACACTTGATACAAAATGTCCTATCACCACGGGTCACCCTCTCGTCTTGCTTGGCGGTCTTTTCAGCATCAGGTCGGGAAATCGTGTGTTCGCAGTCAGGGTCGCCACCCTCATAGTCGGCTGTGCCGTAATCCCGTAATCCAAAATAGGGCGGGGAAGTGACTACGCAGCGAACTGAACCTTCTGGGATTTCAGCAAGTCTCTTGCGAGCATCGCCAATGAGGATACGGGCGTTAAACAATGTGCCACCTTAAATCGGGTTCGGGGTGCTGTTTCGCAATGCGGTTCTGTGCGATTTCGGCGTAGTTAGGGTTGAGTTCTGTGCCAATGAAGTTCCTGCCGTGCCGTAGTGAAACCACAGCGACAGTTCCGCTGCCCGTGAACGGGTCAAGGACTAAATCACCTTCCTTGCTTCCTGCCAAGATGCAGGGTTCGACAAGGGCTTCGGGCATCACGGCAAAGTGCGCCCCCTTGAAGGGTTTGGTGTTGATAGTCCATACTGACCTGCGGTTTCGCTTTTCAGCAACAGGGCGGTCAGGGTCGTAGTCTCTGGGCTGGGCAAGTCCGTGCTTTGTCTGTCCGGGCGCACCGTTGATGTTCTTGTGCGTTGCTGAAGTTCCACGCTTCATACGCCCGACAGTTGCCTCTGCCACCGGCTCTTTTACTGCCTCGTGGTCGTAGTAATACTTTGCTGATTTGGTGAGAAGGAACACATACTCGTGGCTCTTGGTTGGGCGGTCACGAACGCTTTCGGGCATTGGGTTCGGCTTGTGCCAAATAATGTCCGAGCGCAGATACCAGCCATCGGCCTGAAGTGCAAAAGCAACGCGCCAAGGGATACCGATTAGGTCTTTTCCTTTTAGTCCCTCTGCATTTATTTTTGGTGAAGGTTGGTATTCGTTATCTCGCCCTCGCAAAGTATCGCCTGCTGGTGTTTTGTTTCCCCTTGAACCATTGTGAGGGAAATAACTATCCCCCAAGTTGAGCCAGAGTGTGCCATCGTCTTTCAGCACACGCCGGACTTCACGGAACAGGGCAACCATCGCCTCTACATAGGCTTCTGGTGTTTCCTCTAGCCCCATTTGGCTGTCTATGCGGTTAGCCCCACAATGAGGACATACCCATACGGCCTCATCGCCAAACGAGCCGTTGTTGGTGTCTTGCTTCTCGGTCAGACCGCCCCGTGTGGCTCTACCTACTCGGTGGTCGCAGTCTGGTGAACCGCCTTCCCAAGTAGCCGTTCCGTAGTCACGCAGCCCAAAGTAGGGCGGGGATGTGACTACGGTTTGGACTGTCGCATCGGGGATTTCACTAAGGCGTTGTCGGACATCGCCCACCAAAATCGTTGCATTAGGCACGAGCCTTGTCCACCTCAACTAGTCGCTTGACTATCCACTCCACGCAAGGAACGGCCACGGCGTTTCCCATCTGCTTGTAGCGAGGGGCATCGGCTTGGCTGATTAGACCCTTCTTTTCGTCAATGCGGAAGGCTGTCCAGCCATCGTCAAATCCCTGAAGGCGTTCGCACTCCATTGGTGTTAGGCGGCGAACAGTTGAGGTGACTGCGTGGACTGCGCCCGTAATACGCTGGCTTTCCTCGCTCTGGGGCGAGCGACTGTCCATATTGTAAGCAGTCAGGGTTGGTGAAACCACCTTCGCTGCCGCTTCTGTATCCAAAATCAAGTGGCGGTTGGTGGTATCCACCGAGCGTGTTGCCGTGTCGGTGCGATAGACCATATTGGGCTGGCCCATATCCGGCCAAGGGGTGAGGTTGCCCGTAGGCGTTGCTTCCTCGTCTGCTGTTTCACCAACCTGAATGGTTGCCACGAAGTCCGAACTGTCACGACCCGTGCGAAGGGAACGGTGGGTTTCCACCTCAACGCTCTGGTTGTAGCCATCGTAGGAAACGGCTACTTGCTCGGTTTTGTTGATGAGGACTGCTTGCTGATTATCCCCTGCGTTGGCACGAAGGGTTTGGGCGACTTCCTCTAGGTGACGGTGCGGAAGTCGGCTCATCGCCCCCGGCTCAAACGCAAGGGCAACGCTTTGACCGCCCGTAGCCAGCAGGGTGTAGGCGGGGTCGTTTTCACCACCCAAGCCAATGCCGTTCTGCTGGTGGTTCATCTCACGACCATCCTGTATTGGATACACGGCTGGCTCGACAATGAAGGTCTGGGCGTGGTGGCTCTGTGGTGATGGCTGGTGGGCTTGCAGGGCGTTAACCGCCGTGAGTTCCGTTGCGCTGAAAGTGTCGCTCTGGGCATCCTCACGCACCGAGTAGGCAACCGCTTGCATCCGAGTGCCGCTATCAGCACCGGCTTGTAGCGTTCCCATCACATCCTCACGGGCATTGAGTTCTTGGTCAATGCCGATTATGGGGTAGGCGTAAGCCACGAGGGGCGTGTTGTTTCCACCTGTTCCCATACGGGATGTCAGGGTCGGAATGGTCTTGTCAGAAATACGAGCGCCATCGCCGTGTGTGGCGCTATCAAAGAAAATCGGCTCCATACCGACTTCGGTGAAACTTGGCGGCGCTTGCGAAGCCTTCAGGGTTGGTGAAATGTCCTCAAACACATTTGCGTTAGACCCAAACTGCGTGTCAAATGCCAGCGTTTGTGGTAAAGCAAGAGCAAGGTCAGGAACCATAATCGTTGCCATCGAGTTGTTTCCACCACACGCACGAAGCGGTGGGGCAACATTTTCGTCAAGACCCAAGCCATACGAACCAGATGACTGACCGCCGCTGAAAGCGATAACCGAGGGGTTTTCCAAAGCAAGGTGATTACTTTCGACAGTCTCCGTGCCTCTCGCACGAGACATACCCGTTGCTGTTAACGGGCCGACAACCACATCGTTGGCTACGCTGCTTCCTTCGCTGCTACTGCTTCTAGTGCGGCGCTTAGTAGTGGTGGAAGTTTCTTGTTCCTTCTTGATGCTCTGTTCAAGATACCCTGACAAGCCCTCGGAGAGAGCGAGTATTTCACTAGTTGTGGCCCCTGTGTCTCCAAGACATCCGACAATGAACACGCGCCTTCTGCGTTGTGGTACTCCAAAGTATTGAGCGTCCAATACCCGATATGTGACCCCGTACCCCCTGTCAACCAACGCCCGTAAGACGGCTCCAAAGTCTCGTCCTCCGTTTGAGGACAAAAGACCGGGGACATTTTCGAGGATGAAGTACTGCGGCGAGAGTTCGTCAATGAGCCGAGCGATTTCCCAAAAGAGGCCAGAACGCTTGCCAGCCAAACCGGCCCGTTTTCCAGCAACGCTGAGGTCTTGGCAAGGGAAGCCTCCTGTAAGTATTCCCCGTTCGGGAATAAAGCCTGCTGCTCGTAGTTGCTCACCTGTGACCTCCGTGACATCGGGAAAGAGTGTGCTGTTCGGGAAGCGATGGGCAAGCACACCTCTGGCGTTCTTGTCTATTTCCACCGCAGCAACGACCTTTACGCCCTGTCGTTCGAGGGCTAAATCAAAGCCCCCCACGCCAGCGAATAGTGAAACGGCGGTCAGGTCAGTTGTCTGTTCCAGCACTTAAAAAGGGTACCACGAATACAGTGTCCCCACACTGTATTCCGCACTTTTTTCACCACGCACCGTCGCAACCTCGCTGGTCGGGGATGTGGTTTGGTTGTCCGGTGGCAGCCCAAATCCTTTTCCCCACGACAACTTGCTGTTCGGGGGTAGCCAGCCCTGCATCAGGGGCGAAATCACCACCGCCGTAGTCTTGCCAGACTGTGTTTTTGATGCCGATGCCACCCGAATAGACCGAGCCTCGCATCTGCCAGTTTCCACCTGTTTCGCAGACCGCTACCTTCTGCCACTTTGCCATCGTCAAGGCGTGTAGCAGGGGCTGTGGGTCGGGTAAAGCGATGGTGAAGGGCGTGACAGTCTTGTGAACTTCCGTGTGGGCTGAAGCCCGTTCTGCCGTGATTTGGATAAGACCGCTAATCAGAAGGGCGGCGTAGCCAACTCGCTGAAGTTTGTTGCGAAGGCTCATTGGCAACCATCCTGCCACTCTGGGTGGAAGCCGTGATTACGGTTGTAATACCAAACTGCCACCGCCGACTGCTGTTCGGGCGTGGCGTAGTTGGCTGATACCGCCTTGATACCGAGATAACCTGCCCCAAACCGCCACAGGTAGGGCTGGAACTGATACAAACCTTCCGTGCCTGACTGCTGATTTGTGTCATTTGGATGGTTTCGGCTCTCGACATAGCGGATGCAAGCAAAGACCACCTGAACGCTCAACGGCAAAGACCGCATCGGGTCGCTTGCTGATGGCTTGTAAGCCGTTGGGTCGGTGTGCCAAGTGTGCCACAGGGGATTTCCCACATTGTCGTAGTCAAGGGGTGCTGAAGCCCCTAGAGCGTGGCTGTGCAACGCCTTACGGACAGGTGGGGTCGTTGTGGTCGTGCTGGTCGTGGTCGGGTCGCTGTAAACGATGACCGTAATCGTCTTGGGTAGGGTCGTAGTGGGTGCTGAACCCGAACCGTGACCGCTTGCCGTGACAATGCCGAGCGAGACTGTGAGTGCAAGGGCTAACCCTCGCACCGCAAGTATCACCTTCCTGCCTTTAACGAGGAACAGGACACACAAGGCTTCGCTAACGCCTTGCTCACTTCATTGGCGGCTTGGTAGCCGTTGCTGCTAGTGGTGTTGTGTAGCACAACGCCTCCTTTGGGTAGCCATTGGGGGTTGGTCTAGTTTAACCGAACGACTGTTCGATGGCAAGTTTATCCGTCTAAATCAGGTGTTTCCCCTGATGAGAAGCGGTTTATGAGGGTTTGGTGAACGCCCCTAGCGGTAGGCGAGACTAGTGCGTGGCGTTGTAGTCATTGAGGCTGACCACCGAGCCATCAGACAGGATGACTTGCTCGCCCACGATGGTGATAGCCCCGTTGCCCGAAGTGTCAACGACATCAAAGATGCGAGCGATGGTGTTCCCGTTGGCATCCTGATATACATTGTCGCTTGATGGGGGAACGCTGTCATCCTCGGACTTCACGAAGGGGATGCTAACAGACTTGGCCGTTTTGTTCCAACCAAGTATTTCAGCAATACGGTTTGTCAGGGCAGACTTCGGCAGTTCGGGCGATGAGTAAAACGCCCGTGCTTCAGCAACGGTTTCCTGAAGTTTGGTCGAGCCGTATTGGGTCACTCCAATACTCTGCAAGATGGACTGAGGGGTGCTTCGCAGCACAAGGCTTCCCGTTTGCTGCTTCATTTCGTAGTCCACATAATCACCACGAGGCACGATTACGCCGTTGCCCACATCAAAGCCGGAGTAGCGAGATGAAGTATTGGTCGCCAAATCCTGTGCGGCTTGCAGTTGGGTTTGCGCCCAGATTTCGGGGGCGGTGAAACTTGCCAGCGAGACAGGTCGGCTGCCACCTGCCTGCCTTGAGGCATCCAAAGTTGCCTTCGCTGCTTCGGTCAGGGCGGGGTAGATTTCACTAATCTTGTGACCCTCGCCAAAGAAGTCCGAGTGACCAAGTTCGTGGTTAAACATCGTTTCGATGATTTTTTCGGGGGTGACATACGAAGCGTAGGAGTGGCTGATGCCCTGCACCATTGCTTCGGTGCGTGGCTGGCTGTCGTATATTGCCCCCATCTTGTCAATAAGGGCTTCCCGTTCTGGTGAACCCTTGGCCATCCCCATCAACGCCAACGACAAGTCTGTGCCGACAAGGGCGTTATTGGTGACCTGCTTCTCAAACTCGCTGCGCTGGTGGTCAAGGGTTTGGAGAACGCTGGAATAACGCCCCATACCGATGATATCTGGCTTGGCGCGGTTGACATAAGCAAGAGAGTTGCTGCCGACATTGGCTTCAGCAACGAAGTTGATGGTCTTGCCCGAAGTAAACTTCTCGCAGGTAGCCAAGACCATCTGGGAATACTTTTCAGTAGGCTTCCAACCTCGGCTGCGAGTGGCAAAGATGGCGGTGTTCCCGTTTTTGGATGTCAGGACAACGCGGCTTCCATCCTTCGACTTCAGTTTCCAGCCCTTTGGCAGACCGGCGATGGTCGGGGTCTTGGCTCGTGGCTTGCGAGGTGAAGTTGTCTTACCCGAACTCGCTACCTGCTCGTATTGGTTTCCGTGAAAGGCGTGACCCGCTACATCTCCTTTGGTGATAAACAAGTTCAGGAACGACTTAATGATGGTTGGCTTCGGATTTGGAAGTGCCGCTACCTCTGCTGCACTTTCTGGTGAAAAACCTCGTAATCCTCGGTAGTTCAGTTCCTGCACACCCAACATATCGTGATAGGGCTGGCTGTCAGATGTAGTTGTGTAGGTGACTGTTAGCCCCTTGTCGGAAGCAAGTTGGAGAGCCTGTTCCATAAGTGCTGTTGCCGCACCGGGCATTGTTCCCGTAGAGCCAAGATAACCGATTTCAGCGTGGGGAACTTCGGGGCCATCTAGTTTGTAGCCGGAAGTCAGACCACCAGAAAAGGTGGAAATGTTGATAGCGGATACCATTTGTCCGTCTTTGTCACGAGCGACAAATAGGTGCGAGCCGGTGAGACTGTAAAGCCCATCCTTTGTTTGGCCGTGTGCGATTTTTGCTTCTAATGCCGCTTCTGCTAGAAAACGGATGCCCTGCTTGTGTCGAGTATCCCCATTTTTGTATTCGGGGGTCTTTTGGAGTTGGAGTGCTTGCTCGTAGGTTTCGTGCATCTTGTCGGGGTTGTCAATGCGCTCTACTTTTCCACCAGCACCGTAGAACTCTTTCAGGTTTCGAGCGAACGCCGCCACATTGTCGGGCATTTCACTATCCTGCCCCGTTGTCCATTGGTTGCCCCGAAAGGGATGTCCAGCCGCTTCGCCCTTTTTCACCTCATCGGAAACAACCGTCAGGTTTTTGGGGTTGAGAACAATGTAAACGCCCTTGCTTGGCTGAAGTGCATCAAACCCTTGCTCTAGAGCGATTTTCCGTGCTTCATCGCCGGGGTTGATTTTGCGGTCTTGGGTTCCCCAAATCAGTTCCTCAACCTTGATGTGTATTGCCTTTGTCTGTTCGGGGGTAGCAACTGATTTGACATTTGCCATCACCGTGAGAGTGTGTTGTCCCCAGTGCACTTCGTTTTCGCTCTGTCGGGGGTCAAAGTCGTTCAGCCAAGTGCCGTTGATGAGGTTTCCACCACCCGTGTTATCCCGAAAGCCTTCGGACATAATGCTGTCTGGCCTATTCGTGCCGTGATACAGGGGAACTTGGATGGCAGAGTTTTTTGCCCACTCCATTGCCTCGGCTGAAGTCATTACAGGCTTCCAGCCGCCTTCACCACTCTCGTATTGGTTCCCGTGAAATGGATGCCCCTGAACATCCCCTTTGTAGATTTCAGTAGGCGAGTGTGCCTCACCCATCTCGTGCGTGAAGTGGGCGGCTTTGGCTTCGTTGTCTTGCGCTTGTGCCTTGCTTTCGAGCGAGGCTCGTTCGTGCGGGTCAGAGGTGATTTTGGCTGCTCGGCGGTAGGAACTTGCGGCATCCTCGTGTGCGAAACCGGCACTTTGATACTGCTGTTTACGCCAGAGGTCAAAGGCGTGGCTGGCTAGGGCATCGCCCGTTTCAGCGTGGCTCTGGGGCATTGTCTGCCCTTCACCCAAGTTGCCCCACGACTGCTCATCGTGCTTTGGAACGGGGTTTTCGTAGGAAGTGCCTTCGTAGCGAGGAACGGGTGCTGTTGCCTGCTTTTTGAGGTGTCGGTGGATGTGCAGGGAGATGCCGTGCAAAATCGTGGCAACGGCTTTCTTGGCGTTCTTTTCCACCACCTCGACAGATTTGTTTGTCATCCCCTTGCGCTCGTTGCCGTGTTCATCGCCAAACTTGGTTGCTAGTGGAATAAGTTCGGCGGCGGTCATATTCACACGGAAAATCGGCAGAAGTGGTCTGCTATCCAAACCTTCGTGGAGAGCAACGCCAGCAGCCCAGTTGTGGTGACCGTCAATAACAATGTTGTCGCTTGACACGATGATGCGCTGACTGTCGGGGATGCCGGTGGGATTTTGTGAGACAAGGTTGCCTATCTTTCCAGCAACCATTTCCTTTTGGTAGGGGGAAAGAGTGGTCGGGTCAACCCGTTCCTCGGTGGTCTTGACCCCCATCTTTTCCTCTAACTCCTTGATGAACTCTCGCTTCTGTTCATCACCATTGAGTTGGGGCATCTCGGTGCGTGAAACACCACCGCCTACGCCTTCATCGCCAAGCAGGGGGCCGCGAGGGCCAGCCGTTTCCGTGTTGATTTCAGTAGCATCCGCTTCCTGAAACTCTTTTGGTAGGTCTTTGACTTGACGGAAAAAGTCAAGAAGTTGGTCTGGTGGAATAACGGGCATCTTGCCATCAAGGATTTGTTGCGCCTGTTCCTGCGCCCATATCTTTTTGGTATCACCACCGGCATCTGCCTTCGGCTGGTCATCTGTTGAGGCACTTGCGACTTGGTTGCGGTCTGCTGGAACTTTATTACGGTCTGCCGACACTTGGTTGCGGTTGGGGTCAGACTGACGAGGGGGCGCACTACTGCCTTTTGAGCCGGTGTGCTGATTACCGTGAAACTCGTGTCCTGCGGCTTCCTTCTCCACATTGCGTTCCACCACAGACTTTGCCCACGACCAACCTGCATCGCCACCCCACGCATCCCACGCCACACGACCCGGTGAGGGGTAGCCTTTTTCGCCCTGCTGAAATCCTTCGGCCTTCTGGTCGGGCTGGTGGCGGTCAAAATACGCCTTCATACGCTTCAGCGTGTCAAGAGACACGGGGTGGGCGTTAGCAAGGTCAGAGGCTCGTTTACGACCCACAGGGGTGAAACCAGAGCCAGCCTTGCCATCCTTAATCCACGCCAATGCTCGTTGGGCGGTTTCCTGAACACCCTTCGGGGGCGTAAGGGCATCCTTAATCACCACCGCCACTTGGTCAAGGACTTGGAAACCGTTGAGCAGGCGGTCAAAGTTTGCCATCAAGTTTTCGTGCTTGTCACCCATCCCTAGTGAGGTGAAATCCAAAACGAGGGCAGCCAACTTCGGGCGCAGCATTGTCAAACTGTCCAGCGACACGCCGTTGTTCCACATTTCAGCAACGAAGTCGGGGTCGGGGAAGCGAGGTCGGAAGTTGCAGAGGGCGTGGTCAATACCCACAATGCGGTTGTCCGAGGTGATTATCCAGTTTTTCGGGCGGCGGTCTGCGTTGGCAACCAAGTAGTCAAACAGTTGGAGTGCTGTTCCTTGTGCGTTCTGTGGCAAAGAAGTTTCGCTGGCCTTGTCTCCGGGCGTTCCAAAGATGAAGGGCATAATGACCGTTGTGGGGCTAGTGAAATAGCAGTCACGAACGGGGGCGTTCATCGCCTTGCCGACTTGGGCTGCCAGATACTCTTGTGCAGCAAGGATTTCAGCACGGTAGAGCCGACCTGTCTTGTTGCCAACCCAGTCCTTCATCTCCTTTTCCAAACCGCCAGAGCCATCAGCAAACCGCACGAAAACGAAGCCATCGTTCTGGTTGCCCTTAAAGGTCTGACCGTCTAACGGCTCACGACCCGTGATGTCGGTGCTGGTGAAAGTGACGAAGTTGGGTTGGAACATTGCCTACTCCGAGAGCAGGGCGTTCGTGCTGAAGTCCAAATCCCTGACACGCTTGACTGCCACAGGAACGGCTACCTTCAGAAGCCCATTAGTGCTGAAATCCCACGAGCCGGTCTTGACTGCCTTCGTCAGTTTCTCGGCTTCCAAAGTCTTGGTGGTCTTGGGGGCGAGGTTGTCGCTGAAAAAGTCGCTAACTTCCATCATTAGTTCTTTCGGCAAGTCTTTGGTTGTGTTCCAATAGAGCGTCACGCATTTCGCTCAATGTGTCTGCCGGTGCTTCAAGCAGGTGTTCTCCGCCAGTTGTCGTGGCTTGCCACTTGCCGTTTTCGTTCCCGTAGCCACGGTCGTCACGGCCTTGCACTTGCTCAATGCGCCAAGTGTTTCCAGCAAGGTCGTTGTGCGTGTAGTAGCCGGGTGCTACACGGGTCATCTTGACCGCTACGGGTTGCCCCCCCTCGTCAACCTTGACGTGCTGATTTCCGTGAAAAGGATGACCGGGTTTGTCGCCCTTTTGGATTTCGCCGGGGGCTTTTCCAGCAGGCCCACCTGTTGCATCTATGTGGCGAAGTTGACAGAAACCCTGCGGGTTGTCAAGGTATTTTCCAGCAATAGCGACACAGGCATCAAAGTCACCCTCGCTACCCCATTGGATTTGCCCATCAGCACCGTTGTTGTACCAGTCAATAAGACCCTGTGCGTTGCCAGCCTTGTGGATTTCCACCTGACGAGCCTTTGCGACCCATTGTGACAACTCACTCGCAAGTGCTTCTGCCTCAAATGGATTACGCATTGGTTGACCCCTCAAATATGACTAACCGCCACTACTTTACCCCAGACTTCGGGATTTCAGTAGTGGCGGCTAGTGGCGAGTTTTGGAAACTACGCAGCCAGCGCGGAGAGGCGGTCTGCCTCGGCGCTCGCACGGGTCTGGTAAACACGCTGCTGGGCAGCAAGACCACGCTCTGTGTCGTGAGCAACTGCATCGCCGTGAACACGCTCGTGGATGCCAGAAAGACCCTCGTGGAAGCCAGCCGCCATCTTGTGATGGTCGGAGGCGGCGCGCATAGCCTCGGCTGCCTTAGCGTAGCGACCCTGACTTTCGTGACCACGAGCGATAGCCTTCATTGCTTCGGCGGCAGTCTCGTGAGCCTTCACACCCTCGTTGTAGCGAGCCGTGGTGACCTTGTGGCCTTCACGCTCGTGGATGTAGCGACCATTGACCTTGATACCGCCCGTGTGCTGGTTGCCACGGAAGGGGTGTCCGGGATGCTCGCCCGAACCGGGGCCACCCTTACTGAAAATGTAGTTTTGGAAGCCAAACGACTTCTCAAAGTCACGGGTGAGCAGAGCCTTCGTGGTGAACTGCATACCGGGTGCGGAACCGTCATCCGAACTGTCGGAACTGTCATCCCACGCCGCGTTTGCGGTCTGCGGTGAAACGAGCATCGAACCGCCACACATCGGGCAAGAGGGGGCATCGTTGTCATCACCACCACAAGAGGGGCAGATAACCAAAATCTTTGCATCGGGCATTACAACTTCCTTTCGGATGGACTTATTGGTGTTGGCAAACGGCAGGTTAGGGATGTCCTTGATGTCCTGCACGGGATACTTGTTGTCAAAGCCTTCCTGACGGATTTGGGTAGCCAAACCACGCACACGACCACCTTCAAGAGCGAGGGCGCTGTGACGAGGGATGTCACCGGCTTCACGAGCCTTGCCAGCCTCGACTGCGTATTGGTCAGCAATGTTGTTCAGGATTTCCATCGCCTTTGCAGGGTCGGTGTCCTTGACAGCCAGAGCCTGCTTTTCAGCATCAAGCAACGATGCACGGTCAACTGCCTTTTGCATCTTGTCGGCTTCAGCCTTCCAGCCCTTTGGCAAGAAAAACACCAACTTCAGGCGCTCGGCTGCATCAACGCAAGCCTTGCGGTCAGCCGGGGTCTTGGCGTTCTTGACAGCCGCCTTCAGTTCCTCGCCGTTGCTGATTTCTGCCTTAGCGACTTCACGAAGTCCAGCCAAAGCAGCCTTAGCCTTCGCAAACTTCTCGGCGGCGATTTCAGCATTGCGGTCAGCCTCACGGAAGCCAACCAGAGTGTTGTTGTAAGCGGCACGAACGGTTTCTTTGTTCCACGAGGACTTAGCGACAGCCTCTTGGTAAGCGATTTCACTAGCCGAAAGAGCCTCGGTAGCCTTCGTCAGGCGGTAGTTGGCGTTCTCAAACTCGGTGCGAGCCACAACTTCGGCAGTCGCAGCCTTGGTGATTTGCTCGGAAGCAATGCGACCTGCGTTCTTGTCCACACCCTTCTGCACGAAGGAGACAGTCGTTGGGTTAGTGCTGGGAACTTTAATCATCTGGCTAATCCTTTCGGGTTCTGGTGAAATGCTACACCGTTATTTGGAAATACTTGTACTGCTAATCACCGTACTTGGCTCGGTTTACAACACCCTTACCCCAAGCGCCGTTGCGACCCAAGATGGAAGTTGCTGCGACATCACTTTCCAAAGCGGCACGGCTGGCTTCGGCGGCGGCTTGTGAGGCTGGTGAAACAAACCCCGGAGCGCCAGCCATTGCGTTTTTCATAGTCCTTGCCGCATCAAGGTGGGCTTGTGCCGCCTTGTCGTGCTTGATGCTGGAAACTTCCTCATCATCTGCATTGCGGTGTTGTTTCCAAGCGGTGTCTGCCTTTGCTCGCATTTCGCTCGCACGGCGGGCGTGGTACTCGGCAAGTTTTTGGTGCTGTTCGCGCCAAGCAAGCACATTCTTATCAAACGCTGGCGTATTGTTGTCATTTGCCCGAACGCGCTGTGCGAGGGCAGTAGCGAGGACAGCAGCGTGGCGTGGGCCGTGAAGGGTGTTTTCGTTTTTGCGACTACTTACTCCAACAACTTGCCATTGGTTGCCGTGAAAGTCGTGTCCCGGCAGGTCACCCTTCGTGATTTCAGCAGACTTATCAAAGATGCTGTGGCGCTCAACATTGGCAACCAGCGTGGGATTACCGTTGGCGTTGGGCATTGAGACAGTACGGCTACCTTGGGTCTGGGGAAGCGAGTTCGTCTTAAACTCGGCCTGTGCTGCCTGTCCTGAAGCCAAATCAGCAAGTTTCGTAGCGTGGGTGGCTTCATCCTCTTGCCGTGACCAGTCACCAGCACGGGGGTTGAGAGCGAGGTCAACAACTTTCTCGTGGCTGTCAGCGGCTTCCTCGTGCGCTCGCGCCGCGTCTGCGTGCGCTTGCATTTCACTAACGATGTGACTAGCCAAAATCGGCTTGCCTTCATCCTGTGCCTTCTGCGCTTCCTGCTTCAGCGCACCAATGCTGGCTCGGTGCTGCTCGGCAATGCCACGGTGTTCGTCAGCGACCTCGGCGTGGAACGATGTGACCTGATAGGGACCAGTAGCGTAATCGTCGGTTCCCTGTTGAACCTTGTTGTTCAGGTTAGTTGCCTTGTCGGAAAGCGAATGTGCGCTGGCGTATTGGTTGCCACGAAACGGATGCCCCGGCGTATCGCCCTTCAGGATGGCGGTTGCCTTGACCCAAGTGGGGGCAAGGCTGGCTAGTGAAAAAGGGTTGGTCATAGTCTGTTGGCCCTTTCGGTGGCTTGTCGTGCCGCTTCTGAAGCAGCGATAGAGTTTTGGCGATTTTCTGCGTAGGTATAACCATTAGATGCCTCACCGATGAGGGGGCTTACGCCCTTTGGCAGACTAGATAGAAAATCGGTGGCGCCTTCGGGGTCGCTAAGTTCACGCTCGTCATCAGCAACTTGTCGTGCTAGTCCTGCCGCATCAAGGTGGATTTGTCCAGCCCGTTCGTGTTCGGCAATGCGAGCCTGAAGTTCAGCAACGGCTTCGGCGTGTTGGTTGGCTTGGTTAGTGTGTTCTTGTGCGACCTGCGTAAAGTGGTCAATGTTCGCCTGAACCGCAGGTTCGTCAATAACAGCACGACCCCTGACCATTTTCAGGTTGTCTGTCGCACTAGCGGGTGCTTGGGCGTATTGGTTTCCCCTGAACGGATGACCCGGACTGTCTCCCTTGGCGATTTCACTAACGGACTTGTATTTGTCCCACTGTGCGAGAGCCTTTTGGCTATTCCAACCACCCAAGTCGGGGCGGCGGTCAGCGATGACGGTGTTTGCCGTGTGGTAGTTGTTGTCCTCTAGGACATCCACATCCTTCTGGGTCACCCTGTCGGAGAGCCACTTTGGAATAGCATCCTCGTGTTCAGCAATAAACTTCTCGTGGCTGGCCTTGTCGGAGTAGCCCTGCATCGTGTCGGGGTGGGCATCAGCGTAGCGAGTGACCGCTTCCATAATCTGTGCGGCGGTCTTGGTTTCACCTTCGTTGACCTTGACATTTGCCAGCGACTTCGGCGTGAGGTTTTTGTCACCCCAGTTGGGCTTGGGGTACTGGTTGCCAGAGAACGGGGTTGCACCCTCGCCAGCAAAAGCCTGTTCGCGCTTTCCACCAGAAGCAGAAGTCCATTGGTTGCCATTAAAGGCGTGACCGGGCTGTGCGCCCGAACCTTGACCGCCCTTTACGACTAGTGCTTTGGAAATCCAAGCAACGATTTCAGCATCAAGATTTGACATACTTAACCCCTAGAGACTGAAAGTTGCCAGTTCCACTTTTGGTGAGCGTCAATACGCTCTGCGAGGAAGTTGGCAATACCCTGCTGATTTGCACTATTAGCCATTTGGAACGCATTGTTCAGGCTGTCAAGAACGCCGTAGTTCGTGGCCAACAGACTGCTGATAAGGGTTTGGGGAGAGTAGTCACCCACATTGTCATCAGCAACAGTCGCACGGATAGCCAAGTCCGACAAACGGAACGGGGCTACGCCACTTATCTTGCGGATGTTTTCAGCAAGGGGGTCAAGCGAGCCATAGACATCATCGTAGATTTCCTCAAACTTGCTGTGCCATTGAGGAAAGTCAGGGCCGACAATGTTCCAATGGAAACCGTGAACACGGTGATACATAATCGTGGCATTGGCGAGACAGGTCGCTAACGCCGCCGATAATGCACTATTGGTTTCCTTCGTGACCTTCATTAGTGAAAACTATTGACCAGAAGCGATTTGACCACTACCATATGAACGACCCGTGCTACTACCAATAGTGGCGGGGGCGTAAAGACCACGAGCCGAGTTCACGGCGTTGTCGGCGGCAGCGAGGATGTTGCTCTGGGCTTCAGCGTTGGCACGAGCGCCAGCGGCAGCGTTGCCAAGTTCCTCGGTGGTGAGAATACGGTCACTTGCCGATGCACCGGGGATAAGGGGCGAATAACTTGCAATATTACCAACATTGTTCGTTGAGGGAACGGCCTGACCAGCCGAGGTGTCAAGCAACTGCTCACGGGTCACGACAGTCGTGCCACGACCCGAACGGATAGCATCCTGATGCTGGTTCGTCAGGTAGGAAGCCTTTTCAGCGGCATCGCCAGCGTGGTGGGCAGCGTGGTAAAGGAGTTCGGCGTGGTGGCCCATCTCACGGTTTCCAGCACCGTGAACGATTTGGCTCGAAGCCTGCGAAGCGTGGTAGGCGGCTTCGTTAAAGTGCGAGTGGGCAATGCCAAACTCGCCGTGTGCCATTGCCGCACGACCCGCAGCAATGTGTGCTGATGCGGCGGTCAAGTGCTGTGCGTGACCGTAGTGTTCCGTGCCGGGGCGCACTTCGTGGTGATTAGCAGACTGAACGCCGCTGGTGTAGCGGTTTCCACGGAAAGGGTGTCCTTGATGTTCACCCGAACCTCGACCGCCCTTTTCGATGTCAGCCTCGTCAGCCTCGATTTCACTAGCGACAGGCTCGGCCTGCTTCCAAAAGTTAACGACCCACTCGGTCACTTCGGCGTTGATGTCTGACATAGGACTTACCTTTCTAGGGGCTTACGGGGATAATGCTATCCCATTATTTCTAAATCTTGGTTTATCGGGGCTGGTGTCCACCGAAGGGGTTTGACTTGTACATACCTGCTTGATATACACTTTCACCAACTTGGTCGGCAAACACGCCCGTTTCCTCGCCCTTCACATTGTCACGGTGGACACGCTGAACGGTGTAGGTATCGTCATCTCGCAGGAACACTCGCACCTTGTAGCCGCTGGAAACAGGGAGTTCCACACCGATAGCCTTGCCATCGGTGTCGTGAATAGAGTGGACTTTTCCACCACTCACAGCCAAGATGTTCATCTTGCCGATTTGCGACAAGGTGGTGTTTGGGTCAAAGTCACGGTGTCCAACATTGTCGGGGATGGATGAAGTGCCACCCTTGTACTGGTTGCCGTGGAATACGTGACCTACCACATCGCCCTTTTGGATGATTTCAGCAGACTTGCCCAAAGCAACGGCTTCCTCGTGTTGGGCAAACTCTGGGTCGCCTACGGGCCAATGAACACCTGATGAAGCGGCTTCTTTGCTGGCATCGGCGGCATTTGCCGAGGAAATCTTGGCGTTGGCAAGGACACTAGATGAGGCAGATGGTGAACCTTGTTCCTTCAGTTCGGCGGCGTAATACAGTTTGTCTGCGGTGTCATTGTGTCTGTATCCAGCATCCAAGTGCTTATCGCCCTCAACTGCGGATGTGGAAACAAGGTTGTCGTATGTCTTTTGTCCAACCTCGGAAGGGTCAGTCAGATGGCGCATTTCAGCACTTTGACGAGATACCGCAAAGTGCTGGTTAGCAACTTGCTCGTGGACTTTGGCAAGGCTACGGATTTCGTCGGGTGTTGAGCGACTATTAAGTTTCTTTACGGCTTTGGCAAGGTCTGAAGCCTTTTCACCCAAAGATGTGTACTGGTTTCCTCGGAACGGATGTCCGGGTAAGTCACCCTTCGTTATTTCACTAACAGACTTTACAAGTGGCAGAGCATCTAGCGATGCATTAACGGCATCGTCAGTTGCCTGCTTTGCCCTCCCAAAGTCGTTAAAAACAGAACCGTGGAGAAAGAGGTTCTGCTCTGCCGCTTCATCGTGTCGGAAGGCGGCTCGTTCGTGAACCTTTGCATCCGAGGGTCGGCCTTCTGCTCGTGCCTGTGCAGCAAGCGCACGATGGGCATCTGCGATTTGTGCGTGCTTGTCAACAATGTTGTCGTACCCATCCAGACTGTCACTATTGTAAGCATCGTTCTGCAAGCGCCTTACTTCGTTGTTTGCTGCGGCAAGTTGCCCCGTAGTCCATTGGTTTCCGTGGAAGGGGTGTCCGGGGGTGTCACCCTTTTGGATTTCACTAGTGGCCTTTTGGATGTTTTGCCACTTACTACCGACACGAACGGCATCTATTTTCATTGAGGGATAAATAGGCTGTTTGGTGTTCTGGTAATCGGATGACTTGGTTTGCAAGTAGGCAACCTTGATGTGTTGCGGTTCTTGGGGTGGCGTGTCGGGTGAGAAAAAGCCGGTACGAGGTGGGGTGACGGAAATCATCCCCGTGCGGATACGACCCTCAATAATGTGGGGTTCGCCGCTTGGGGTTGGCATAGACATACGAACAGTTTTGCCTTCGTATTGCAGCACTTTCGGGTCTAGTCCACTTACAGCCGAACCCCCAAATGGGCCGGTGTACTGGTTGCCGTGAAAGGCGTGTCCAGCGACATCTCCCTTTTCCACTACACCCGTGTCAAAGGCTGTCTTTTGGGCGGCGAGTTGCGAAGTGAGGAAGGCTTGGTGAGCCTTACGCCATTGCTTTTCCTCGGTATCCCACGGTGCTGTTCGACCAAAGCGGAACGAGTTGCTTTCCATATGGGGCCACATCTTGTTGCGTTCGCCCAAGTCCTCGCTCGGTTGCATCATCTCGGCAAGTTTGGAAGCATCGTTGTGATACGCCATTGCATCGCCGTGTGCTGAAATCGCCTGAAGTGCATCGGGGCGGTTTGCCTTCAGTTCCTCACCCAGAAGGCGGTGTCCTTCGGCAATGTCCTTGTGGGCGGCAGCAAAAGCGGTGTAATCATCCAAAGTAAACGGCTCTCGACCATCAAAGGTGCGAGCCTCGTGCATACCAACCAAAACTGCTGCCTTTGCTTCCAAAAGTTGAGCAGCACGAACAGCATCGTTGTCCGAGTAGAGGTCAACAGGCATTGGTTTAGGGGCAAACACTTGGTTGGGGGTAAGCGCTTTTGCTACCCACTTTTCTATTTCACTGTTGATGTCTGACATTAGAAGCCTTTCGGAAAACTGCCAATAACAAAGGTCGGGTCACTCATTGCCTAAACCTCGGTGTAAGCGACAGAACCGTTAGATGCAGAGATGGCGTAAATCGCACCGGAGAAGGTGGTGAAGTTTACGGATGCGTTGGCAACAAGGGGGATGCCCGTTCCTGAAACAGCAGCACTTCCGAGGTTGATGTAAACGGTGGCACTACCCGTGTTCGTCAACCATACTTGCAAGCGACCTGCGTTTGCGGGGCGAACGAGTGCTGATGCACCACCCGTGAGAGCAACTGAACCGTTAAGTCCATTGACCTGCGAGATGTTGTTTGAGATGTGAGAAGCCATTACTTTTCACCGCCGAGCAGGGGGAAGTGGTTGGGGTCATCAAACTCGGTGGGCAAATCAACCTCAATGGGTGAGCCTGTGCCGCCGATGCTGAAACCTCGGATTTCGCCCTTCTTGACGAGTTCCCACGCCCACGGTTCCCACTGAACGCCGAGGAAGGCAGTTCCAGCAGGGAAAGTGGTCTTGACGATTTCGTTCGTGTCTGCCTTCAGCATCGGAACTTCGACTGCGTGGGGCCACATCATTGCTTCGACCCACTTGCCAGCCACGATGTTCACATTGTGCTGAAGTCGGATGTCACGGTCACCGTTCTCGACATAACCCCACAGAGCCTTCTGAAGTTCCTCTGGGTCAGTCCACTCGCCGTGAGCATCTTTCTGGTTTGGAACATACCAAGGGCCGAGCGTGTATCGCTGTTCGGCGTTCTTTTGGATAGTTCCGGGGATTTCACCATCGGCAAACTTGGCGGCAACCAAAACTTCGGGTTCCTCATCCTCAATAATGTCAAGGTCAACGGGAACAAACTTCGGCAGAACGCCCACCGAACCCATAATGGCATCGTGGTGAACGGTTTCGACAGTCGGGCCAGAGTTTGCCGGTGCCGGTGCAGCAGGTGCGCCTTCGCCATCCTTTTGGATTTCACCGTCAGCCAACTCGGAACTGTCCTCGCTGTTGTCATCCATCGGCTCGACAGGTGCCTTGCGAGACTTGTAATACTGCTCGTTTTCACCAGCGGCACGAATGAGAACGGGGGTCACATTAAACTTGCACCAGCCTTCAGGGGTGCAGGAAATGGCAACCCAGTCGCAACCGTTATCGCCCGAAGCAATGCAAGTGCCACAGTTCTGGCCGGCAAATGGTGAAACATCCGTGTAAGCGGCATCGGTGGTCGGAATACGACCCATACCCTCAACCATCTGGTCAAGGCTTTCAGCAAGTTGGATTTGCCACGGGTCAAGTCCATCCTGCCAGTTCTCGCCCAAGATGCCCGTGTCATCAGCAGACGAACTGCTGCTCGAACTGCTGCTTGACGAACTCTCGTCATCCATTTCACTAGACGAGGATGACGAGGAACTGCTGCTGGATGACGATGACGAACTTGATGAGGAACTGCTGCTCGAACTTGATGAGGAGGATGAACTGCTGTCATCAGAGGATGACGAGGAACTTGACGAACTGCTGTCATCGCTGGATGACGAGGAACTGTCATCATCAGCATTGGAAGCCTGAACCGCCTGCAAGATGGCAGCGACAGTTGCGGGGTCTAACTTCACCTGCACCGCACCGTCAGTCGTGCTGTCCTCGGAACTGTCATCCTCTGGCTCATCAGGGGCAACGGGAGACATAGCGAAGGTGAAGGGGAAGCCAACCGCCTTGTCAAGGGGGGCGCACTCGGCCTTTTCCAAAGTCGAGCCGCAGATGGTGCAGGGGCGAACGCCGCCGAAGTCGTTCACGCTCTTGGTGAACGGGTGGGCTTCGTCTGCCAAACCCTTAGCAATGTTGCGAGAAATCAAACGGCGTTCGGCATCGGGCGAAAGGTTTTCACTACGGCGAAAGGGGTTCCACGACTTCTTGGTGGGCTGGTTGGGAACGACAACGAGGGAAGTGTTGCCTTCCTCGTCAGAGATGGCGAGCAAGTCGGCGGTGGTGAAACCCTTCTGCAACAGTTCGGCAGCGGTTTCACGCACATCGCTGGTCAATGACTTGTTCATCACGGCATCACCAAGTGAGATGTCGGTGACAGCAGAGATGATGTTCATCTGTTCCATTTAGTTCCCCTCACGCTTTGACATTTATGCTACCCCACGCTTTCCAAAACTGCGTTTAGTTATTTGGCTTGTGGGCGAGGGGGTGACGAAACGGGCGCACCCGTGCTGGACTTAAACACGGGTCGGCCCTTTCGCTTCGATGCTTTCACCTTGCGGATGCGGATGGTCACTATGTTGGCCCTTGATTATTTGTCAACGGGCCGTTCTGACCTGTGGTGTTTTTGGTCGGCCCCTTTGCGGAAGGCGGTGCTTCGCCCGTGTAGCCAGCCGAAGTGATGTCGCTCTGGTTTCCACTACCGCCACTTTGGTCGGCGGGGCCACCTTGTGGGGTCTTGGGGATGGGGGTGCGAGTGTTGCCGTTGACCGATGCCTTCGTGCCTGCGTTTTCTGCTGAAACGCCCACAAACGGCTTTCCGTCTTGGGTCATTGGTTGCTCTGGCTGGATTTGGTTTCCACCATAACGCTTGTTGTCTGTCATACCGTTCGGTTCAGGTCGGAAGCCCGGCAAGCCAGCGATTTCTCGCAGGTATTCCTCTAGGTTGTTGTCTGGCGTGAGCAACTGTGCTGTCGTGAGGTTGGAGATGTAGCCACCCAACTCGTTGAGGTCAATAGCGTTCACCTGACCGTAAGTGAGACTTGGGCATCGAGAGGTGTCCAAACCGTTCAGAGCAATGAGGCGTGGGATGGCGTGGCTGTTAAAGGTTTCGGCAATGAGCCGCACCCAACTTTCCACTGAAGCCATAAACAAGTCCACTTTGGAAGCACCAAGTGCAAACGAGCCAACGCTCTCGTGGCCCAACATAATGAAGTCAGCAAGGCAGGTCATTGCGATTTGGTTGTTGTAGCGGTCAATAATGGCACCAGTTTGGAACTGTCGGCTACCGCCGCTGTTCAGCAACTTAAAGTCCACCATCTGCTTGCCGTTTTCATCAAACATCATTGGCAGGATGATGCCTTCGTTTTCGTTGCGCTTTACACCACGAACAATGCGTTCCATTGCGTAGAAAGATGCTTTTTCAGCAGGGGTTGCCGAAGCCGACATCCACTCGGCAGGCACATAGCCAACAGGCAAACCGGCGAGGTCACGCTCAACACCGACAGCCTCAAACTCCTCGATACGGCGCTTGTAGTACCAAGCCTTAAATGCTGAACGCAAAATGGAACGGCCTTCGGGGTTGCCTCGTGCAGCCGTTGTTCTGAAAAGTAAAGCCTTCTCAATGGGAATGACATTAAGCCGACCCGTAGTGGGGTCACGCTGAACCATCGCCTGAATACCGCCGCCTTCGTCAAACTGCCATTGCCAAAGGCTGTCTTGCGCTCGAAGTACGATTTTGCGCCAACCGATTTTGTTGTCGCTGAACTTGGAACGCTTGGAAGGGTCTTTCTGGTCAGGCCCCTTGCGCTGTTTGTAAACTATCTCAAAGAATGACCAACCATAGGTCAGGAACGAGCAGATGGCTATCATCAACTCGTGCCAACTGTGGCTCATATCGTCAATGCACTCTTGGACAAACGCGGCGGCGGCCACATCTGCATCGGTTGGTGGTGTTCCCTCAACGAGGTCGTCGTAGGGGTCAACGCGCCAGTCCACTTGAAGGATTACTCGCTCAATGGCGAAAAGGATAGAGCCGATAATCGGGTCGTTTTCAGCCATATCACGGTAAGCGATTTGTGCTTGCTTACCTCGAAGTTGGGGCAGGATATCGTCAATGACGAAACCGCCCGTGCGCCAAAGACCCGTAGCACCAAGTTCGGTGAAGTTGTCTACCTGTGGTAAAGGTTCTTTATCCTCTGGCATCCCTACTCCGTGCGTCAATGGCTTGGCTTGCTTCCAATAGGCTACTACCATTTTTCACTAGCGAACTGATACGGCGGCGTTGGCTTGGCGAGTGGCCGCCCCAAACGCCCCACGGCTCGTCAATGCCGTATTCGAGGCACTCATAGCGAACGGGGCAAGACAAGCACAACTCACGGGCTGGCTTTAGGTGATTTCCACCGTGCTTTGTGCTTTCGGGGAAAAACTTCGGCAAGTTTTCGGCCTTCGGCGCCCTACACGCCCCCTCGACAGCCCACGCTGGCGGCATCATTGCAAGAGCGAGGTGATGGTCAATGAGGACTACATCATCAGGCAGGAAGTAGTCGTTGCTTCCGTTAAAGTTTGGGTTGACATAGACCATTAGTAATCGCCCTCAAAGATGGAACAGAAGGCAAGGAACTTCAGGGCTTGGTTTTCGGTGAAACCGGCTTCAATAAGTGCGTGGAAACTTGCGTTTAGTTCCGTGAAGGCTATGACGAGATGCCCTTCGCCAATGAAGGGGTCAGTAATGCCTTTGATTTCACTATCAAACTCGTCAGGTCCCGGATTTGGAAGTTCCACAAAAAAGATAATACAACATTTAGTTATGACGAGTGGGAATACCCACTAGATGTTGTGGTGAAACGCCGTTGCCGGGGTTAGGTAGTAGATAGCACCCCAACCCCGACACGGCTTGGTTGCCGACCCTTACGGGTTCAGCACCGACCCTTGATTAAAAGGGTTCATCGCTAAAGAACGAGGTGTCCTCGGACTTTCTGTGTGAAGCGGCACGAGGCGTTTCATCGCTTGCGCCATCCTTCTTGGGGTTGCGAGTGACCTCTGCTGTTGCCCACTTCAGCGACACACCGACCTCATCCACACGGATGTTGTAAGCGGTGCGCTCAACGCCATCCTTATCGGTGTACTTGCGCTGGGTCTGCGTTCCGGTCACCACGACACGGCTACCCTTCTGAACGGAGTTGGCAAAGTTCTCTGCCTGCACATCAAAAACGGTGCAGTCAAACCACGAGGTGTCTCCGTCAACCCAGTTGCCTTTCTCATCCTTCTTACGGGAACTAACTGCAACGCTGAAGTTGACAAACGCCGTACCGCTATCAAAAAACTTGATTTCGGGGTCTTTGCCGATACTGCCTACTACGGTGATACTTGCTGACATTATGATGTCTTTCTGTTTGGAAGCCCTTATGAGGACTTATGGTTTGGGTTGTTCGGCCCCTTTGATGAGGTGACGAACAGCATTTATTGTAGCAAGGTTGCTCGCTACTCGTCCACTCTTTTGGTAGGCAAGTTCACGCCTTACTTCAGTCACCGTGAGGTCTGACAAGTCACAAATCCACTCTACGGCTGTGTGCAACATTTGCAGGCGTAGTTGGTCAAGCAAGATGGCAGACTTCATCCCTTCCTCTAGTGCGATGAGTTTCATCTCATCACTAGTCATTGGTGAGTTGTTCATAGGTGATATCCCAAGTGCCTTCTTGGAACTCACACTACACCGACTTCCAAAACTCACTCGGATAACTAGGGGTGAGTAAGGGTGGTGATGATGCTTACGGGGTCACTCGATACGATGCGGCGAGGGTGCGTAGAGCCTCTAGATGGGTCTTAGAAGCGTGTAGGGCTTCCTTCAGGGTCATCAGGTTGTTGCTGGTCAGCAAACGGGCGTGGAAGTCACTCTCGGTGGCAACGGTGGCAAGGTCATCAGCGTGGTCTTGCGTGACCTTCACGCCATCCACATTGCCAGCGACCCTCGCCCGAAGTCGCTCTTTGGCGAAGTTCACCTTGTAGTCAACCTCGGCTCGGCTCTGGTCAATGCCTGCTTGCTGAAGGGCATCTACTAGACCTTCCATACGCTCTAGTTCGGCTTCAATGGCTTGCTGTATCTCGTGTTGGTTCATTGGTCATCTTTCCGTGCTTACGAGCAACGCTAAAGGGTGGTGTAGGGGCTTTATTCTAGTGCGTGGTGATGCCGATGGCAAGTCAATGGGCAACGCAAAAGCCCCTGACAGGGCGAGGGGGGAACGCTCTATCAGGGGCTGATGCGATAAGGTGCTGGTCTTACAGCCCCATCTGCTTGGCACACACAGGGCCAAGTCCACGAGACACGCTCGCAGGAACGGTCAAAGTCTTTAGACAGCACAGGCAGGTGTTGCTCGTCATAGCGTTGGCATCCGCTTGGTTAAAGAACTCGCCACGAGCCTCGTCAATGTTGCCCGTGAGCAGGAACTGTGCCGAAGCGATGACACGCTCGCTGACCGTTGACGAACCCCACTTGCGGATACCGCCTTCGGTGATGAAACCGAAGTTCTTGTAGGAACGCTCGTTGTTTGAGCCTACGAGAACGCCGATGATGGTCTTGC